CAGCTTCGCGGCGTTCAACTGCTGATCGGCCTGCATCTGCGCTTGCGCAATCTGACCCTTCTGCTGCACCTCGACCATCTTGGGATCGGGTGGCGTTGGCGGTTGCGGGGGCGGATTGTTGGGGTCAATTTTCTTAAAAAACTTCTCAGACGCCCGGAACCCCATCATCTCGACCATGCGGCTCAGCGTGTGCGCATATTCGGACAAGCCGCAGATCGGGTTGGACGGGCCAGCCTGCAGGATGATTTGCTCCTGCTTCTGTGCGATCAGCCCGAGGTTGGCGAGCATGGTCTGCCGATTGCTCGACGCCATTGCCACGTGGCAACTGACCGTCATCTCGTCCGACCAACGGCGCGGGTCGATTTCGAGCGGCTTGCCCTGCAGCTTGATGACGCGCGGCGCGTCCTGGTAGCGAACGATCAGCTTGAGCGTCTTATCCAACACTTGCTCGACGCCGTGCGCCATCCAGCGTGCCACGAGTTCGATGCGATCGCCGGCCGCCTGCTGCAACAGGTCAATGCCGGTGGCGGTTTTGTTGGCGCTGTCGGGTTGCAGGCCTTGCTGGTGGCGCGTCACACCCGAGGCTTGCTCGGCCTTGGCATCGAAGTATTCGAGCATCTGATAGCCCGACGCCGTCAGATCCGGCGTCACGATCGGCATCAGGGTATCCGAGGGCGGCCCCTTGGTGCCGATCAGTCCGCCGACGTCGGCGTCGACCAGCGCATCGACGTCCTCCGGGTCCATGCGATTCTTGTCGTAGGCGGTGCGCGGCAGCAGCGATTGATCGAGGCTATCCAGCATGCGCCGGGTGACGACTGTCCTAATCTTTTGAATGTATTCGATGGTGTCCGCGACGCCGCGGCCGATCAGCCGGTGGGCAACGCGGATGGGCGACCACAGCACATACTCGCAGTCCTCGACGCGCTCATTGCTGAGGATGACGTCGCCGACGCGGTGGATGTGCCTGAGTTCGACGACGCCGTCGTTGTCGTAGTCAATCCAGATGTATTCCGAATAAAAGTCGACCTTCTTGCGCTTGCTGTGGTTTGACGACTCGCGATTGCTGCTGATCGCCTCGTTCTGGAACCGCGCCAGCGTGCGCGGGTCGCTATTACTCTCGATCTCTTTGGCGTTTTCGCGCACAAAGTCGGGGTCGAGCAGATGCGCGGAATCCGGGTACAACTTGATCAGGTCGGCGCAATACAAATTGGTCTGGATGCGGCGGCAGTACTCATAGCCACCCGGTTTCAGCGAACGGGCGCGCCGCGAGATGGCAAATTCTTCCGGCGGAACGTTCTCGATCACCACACGGCCGCATTTCGGGGTGTGGCGCACTTCAAGGTCAAACACCGGGATTTGTTGCGGCCCCATCGGCGTGTCGACGGTATCGGTGCGCTGCTCTTGCCCGAGGATCTCGTACTCGGGATCGTCGAGGTATTTCTGCAGCTGCTCGGGCATCACCCCTTTGAGCATTTCCGGCGGCGAGGCCTCCGGTTCTTTCCAGCGCACAGAGGCGACGCCAGCCCGTTGCAGCAGACCATCGAACGCGAAGTCGTGCAAAAAGGCTTCGCCCTCGTTATCGCTAAAGAACACGTGCCGCAGATAGTCCGAGGCCAGCTGCAGTTGCTCGTCATCGAGACCGGATGAATCGTCCACGCTGATCATGTCATCCGACGACAAGAAAACGCGCATCAAATCCGGTAACATCCAATTCAGCGTGTCGGCGATGTCGGTGGTGCAGGTCGCGCTTCTGTCGTCGACCTCATCGCCGTATTGCTTCGCCATGTAGCGATCCATGAGGTTCGCTTGGTCTTTGGCTAATTCTGAAGTATAATAACTACTTGCATCGATCTCCTCAGATCTGAGGATAGCAACAAGCTCCCTTTCATCCATAGGAGGCTTGCGCGTCTGCGTCTTCTTTTCCGCTTTGCCCGGAAAGTCGTCGGCGTCGTCCATGTCGTCGTCGGGTTTTTTATCGAGTGCCATCATGCCCAAACGTTGCTCGGCGTTTTGAACTCTGCGACGTCGCAGTAGGTCACGCCGGTTAAATTGCGATAGCCGGCCGGGAACAGCGTCACCGGGTCGGCGGCTTGCGGCGTTAGGCCGAACACTTGCGCGGCGCGGGTGCGGGTAAACAGCGGCAGCAGCTTTCCCTGAGCATCGGTCTGCGGCAGGCCAGCGGTGAATTGCTGCGCGAGGCTTCCGAACACGCGGACGTTGGTGTGCCAGCCGGGAATGAGCACGGCCGGCGTCACAACCGTCATGCCATCCATGACAGCCGGCGTCTTGACGACAATCCCCGGCCACGACGTCGCAATCTGCATTTCCGTGTATCCCGGCTGCAGACGCCGCTCGGCGTCGACAATGCCCGCCGCCTGCCAACTGTCCCAGAACACGGCTTCGGAGGGTGCCCAGACCCCAAACATGATCATGGCTGCCTCATATGGTCAGCGTCTGAAGTTCGCCGTTGGAGGCGCGACGGGGGAGGATGAGGATCTGCTTCAGATGGCCGTTCAGGAAGTTGCTGCCGTTGTAATTACCAAGCTGCAGCGTCGTTACATTGGAGCCGTCAAATGTACCAGTTCCGGTGGCTGGGGCTCCGCCGCCATTCACTACAGCGTAGTCGTTTGTTTTCATCGCGACTGCGTTCTTCAGCGTAGACGGGGTCGTGTCGTTTACATTGAACGATCCGGTAAATACGAACGAAGAGCCGATCTGGTAGCCCCCACCTGACAGGGTAAAGGCACGAATGGAGGTGCTTATCGTGGCTGGATCGGCATGGCATTCATAGGCGGTATTCGCCGTCGTATCCCAAGGCCAGAGCGTGGTCGCCAGAGACAGATCATCCGCCGCCCGTGTGACCGTCGCTGAGCCAGTGAGTATGGGGCTGGTGGAAACAGAGCCGAGTTCGCATCCGGCGGCGTATGTGTAAACCGTGCGGCCCGTCGTGCAGGCGACGTTGTTGTCCGCATCACTCAAACCAAAGGTATAGAAACCGGCCCCTGCAGTCGTTGTCCGCGTGACCGAGATCCTATACCAGCCATTGCCAACGCTAGTAATAACAGACGTGTTTCCAGATCCGTTAAAGGCAACCGCGAATGTCGACAGATTAAACCACGTTATATGGTCGCCCGCGCCGTCGGTGGTATTGAGCCAGACGAACGCCGACGTTCCCGCCTTGACGAAAATGCTGTTCGTCCACGCCGCAGCCGTGTAGGTCGGCGCTTGATAGATCTGAACCGTGGCTGATGCGGTCGCCGTGATGAGCGTGCCGCTGGTTGTGCCATCGGGTCCAGTGGTCTGGCCGTCAGAGCACGTCATGTTCTGCTTCGACCACGCCGCATTGCTGAACGTATTCGAGTACGTCAACAAATTCGTCGCCGCAGGTTCCACCCGGATTCCCTGACACACCGCGCTGGTGTTGTACTCGTAGGGGAGGGAGTAGAGAGCGCTGCCCGTCGTGGCGACATAATCCGTCACAGCCGGATAGTTATAGACCTGTACCGTTCCGCTACCCGTCAGCGTGCCCGAGGCCGCCGTGAAGATGGTCGTGCCCGGCGTGTTGGTGGTTCCGACGTAAGCACTCGACCACGTGATCGAAACCGTGCCGGTGATGGTGATGGCGTACTGCCGCCCAGAGATGACGGTCACGGACTGGTTGGCGGGCGAAGCGCTGTTCAGGTACAGATTGTGGGCCTGATACCCGTAGTATCCCGTTGACTGTAAAGTCAGCTTGGGAGACGGAGAGGTATAGGTCAGCTTGGACCCCGGACCGACCAGAGCACCGGCCGACACGGTGCCGCTCGACGTCGTGTTATTGGCCGGGGTTCCGGCATCGGTGATCTTGATGCTCTGGTCCGTTGCGAAGTCGATGGCGAGGCCGTTGGTATCGCCCAGAAACCCGAGCAGCAGTTGCGCACCGCTCAACTTGAGCATGCCGCCAAATGACAGCGAACAGCCGAGGCCAAGCCGGGTCGCCATTAGGCGCGAGTTCCGATGTTGGGGCGACGGCGGCTGATCATGGCTTCGGCTTTCTGTCTGAAATTGATGGCGTACTCACCAAAGGCGTCCGCGCTATGCGACGCCCAGTCGTGACACGGGCGCGACTTGTAGACCTTTTGCTTTTCATCCCACTCGCGGCGGTACCCCTTGAGCGCTTCGAGGCCCTTGGCACAGGCGACCTTGTCGAACACGCATTTCGGCAGCAGGATACGGCTGGCATTGATGCGCTCGACCGGGTCACACTTCACACCCACGTGGATGTTTTTCAGTCCGATGCCTTCGAGCGTGCTCTGCCGGCTTGCACCGCTGATCAGCTCACGAATGGCGACGTCGTGCGGCATGTAGTGGCTGTCATAGACGTAGGGCTTGGCGAGCACCTGGCGGACGGTCGAGACGAGATCCTGGTCGGCGATCTCCAGGTGATCAATGACGCGAACTTCGCGGCCGACCTGCTGGAAGAACCAGACCGCTGTCGCATCATCAATGCCGAGATCCCAACTTGTCGAGACCGACACGGCCTTTTCGTAGGGGACCGACGTGATGCGCTTGGCGGCTTCGAGATCGGCGAGGTCTTTGCCGTAGAAGCTGCCGACAACCGCGGCGTCAAACGAGCATTGGTATTCTTGATTGAAC